GCAAATCAAAATTTTCTAATAGAAATCTCCAGGTATTAGTATCATCTTTTGGCCAATACCATCCTTCTTTAATTTCTACTAGATCCTGGGCAGTTATTGCCATCCCATGATCCAATCATCTCTGACTTGATCTAGTTTGACCATACCCCAGGATTCCAACAATGCAATAGCAGCAAATTGTCCGTACTCTTTGCTGTAAGCATCGTGTGGTTTTTGTTCAATTACCATGACAGGTCGGCAGCGTTTCACAGTTTGTTCTGCACCTTGCAACACACGATATTCGTAGCCTTCGCAGTCGATCTTTATATAATCCACACCTTGCAAGTTTAGATTATCGAGACGCACAATCTGCACATCTCCGGTGCCCATGCTGTTGGGATCTAAATGACTGTGGCCACTGTTCTCTTCGGTTATGATCATGGTTCCTTTGCTGTCCTGATCACCCAAGGCCATTGGGCTGATGAAAAAATTATCGCCAGACACATTTTTTTCCAAGCATTCTCTAAACAATCCCACTGGTTCAAATGCAATGACTTTGGCAAAATTCTTTACTAAATCTCGACTCCATAGTCCCACATTGGCACCAATGTCTAATGCGATACCACGAGACTTGCAAAGATCAATGCTTCTTTTTCTCACTGCCACTTGATATTCGGGAGGTAGCCCTTTATCAACACTTTTTTTCAGCATCTTGGGAAAGTGTGTTTCAAAATCTGGAAAGTGCCATCCGTAATGTTCAGCCATTTAATATCTCCTGTGTTTGTTTCAGTATGCGATATGCCATACCACTCTTGAATTCATCTATATGAAATTGTCCATACGCAAGATGGCAAAGCCAAGCATGACGTTGATCATCTGTGGGGAACCACGGCTCTTCTATCTTGGAAAGATCGTGATTGCTCATTGGGTTGGCAGCATTGCATGGTGCTGTGGTAAACACTGGCACACCTGCTAATATAGCTTCGGTGGCTGCGGTACTGTTAAACGTGACCACAGCATGTACATCAGCCAACCAATCTTCTGCACGTTGGGTTTTTCGATCCATCCTGCTGGCCGGGCGTTCGCGAATCTTTATTGGACGATCGGTGTACATCTGTAATTCGTTGGTAACATCTTTTATCCAGTCTTCCAGTTCAAATCCATAGAATGCACAAGGTTTATGATCGGGTGCAACAATCAATATTGTACGACTGTGTTGATGGTACGGTCTCATGTACAGTTCTAATCGTTGTAATCTATCAGCCGGACGTGGAATGATCTGATCGTGCTGCAAATCATTGGGCACAATACGATGCCAATGCTTCCAGCCATACGGGTTTTTGATACTGGGTCGATTGCCCAGGTACCCCGAATCCATGTACCAAAAAAATCTTTTGTCCTGCCAACACTTTTTGATTATCTTGTGTTTCATTATACCACGCAGTACCAATGGATCCTGACTGTCTGCGTAGTTCCATGTTTCCAGTGGGGTAGGTTCTAATCCGGCACCGCGAGCAAACATGTCGATGTATTCGTCCTCACCATTTTTACTTAGACAGATCCAGCTCATGTGTTCTTCCAGTAACTGCTGCGCCGTGGCATTTTGAGATCTGCACGTTCGCTACGGCCTATGTCTTTGCGACTGCCCTTGAGATGATCCAAGTACTCGCCCCATTCTGTGTTGATCAATGGATGTCCTTCGCCCACACTGGTGGTCTTGGTTGCTCGTAAATCAATCAATGCTTCACTCCAATTGTGTTGCACAAGGTCGGGCATACGCACACGAACACTATCAAACACAAAGCTATCATGCCATTCAGCCAGTTTGAATATACCCGTTTCTGCTTGATCATAAACACGTTGAAACTCAGAGAGAAATCGATTCATGGCCGGGGTGTGTAGTTTCATAGCATACAGCCCACATTCAGAAAACTTACCTTGCCGCCCAAGATAGCATAGATCTGTGTGTGCGGGTATCAATCTGTCTATGTCAGACTCGGACACAGGGCTGTGACATACCATATCAGCATCCATCCATATCAACCAATCTGCGGTGGTTGTTTTTGCTGCATGGAATATGGCATATACTTTATGACTAAACCGCACTGCATTCCATTTGAATTGTTTTTTAAAATCTTTGCGCTGATTCAGCCCTGTAATAGCACTGATGTCTCCATTGGCTTTGGGAACATCTTTCCATTGATTTTTAAATGCAACTAACTCGGGGCTTGAGTCTGCCAAATCCAGTACTTGTAAATTGGGTGCAGATTCAGTTACTGTGCAGTTTTCAGCATACACAACCAATTGCACTTCAGCTGGCCAAGTTTGCAAAAACGTCTGGATCATGCGATGTCCGTATTTCTCGTAGCCTGCGGCATTGAAAGTGGTACATACAGTATATCTCATAAGTGTATTTACAGTGATAAAAAACATAGCATATTTTCCGGCTCAATGTGCCCAAAACTCAGGACCTGTAATGGGTGCAGTACTAGATAGCCTACAGGCCCGTGGAATACAAACACAAGAAAACTCTCTAAATTCGGATGCAGTGGTCATATGGAGTGTGTTGTGGCACGGTCGTATGGCCCAAAATCAACAGGTATATCAACATTATCGTGCGCAAGGCAAGCCTGTGATTGTGATTGAAGTTGGAGCGTTATACCGTGGCACCACCTGGAAACTGGCAGTGAACAATGTCACGAGTCAGGGATACTATGGCCATTTGGATAACCTGGACTGGGACAGGCCCAGCAAGCTAAAAATCAGTTTAGCCAAGCAGGCCATCACTAACCCTGAAATCATAATTGCATTACAACATATCCGTAGTTTGCAAGTGTCCCACATTCCCGACATGGGCGAATGGCTAAAACAAACCATAAGTATACTTCGAAATAACACAGATAGACCTATTACTGTAAGACCTCACCCTAGATGCAGAATGCCCATGCCTGTGTTGCCTCCAGATATAAAAATAGCTCAACCTCGGCAATTGGTCAACACTTACGATAGCTTTGACATGCATTTTGATTGTCATGCTGTGGTGAACTATAATTCAGGGCCAGGAATACAAGCAGCCATAGCAGGTGTGCGTCCTATGGTAGATCATACCAGTTTGGCATACCCTGTTGGAGTAGGATACCCTGATATAGAACAACCGTATGAAAGAGATAGACAACTATGGTTTTCTCAAATTTGCCACACAGAATACACTATAGAAGAATTGAGAACCGGCTTATGGCTAAAAAGAATCGCATCAGCCTTGGCACTATGATTGATTGTGCCTGCGTGATACACAGCACCGGATATGATTGGCGCTATGTAGAAAATTTATACAGCATGCTGACCAGAGCCTTGCCTGGCGGCATAAGATTCCATGTATATACCGAGCATGATAGATCGGTGCCACCACACATGATCAAACATATACTGACTGAATGGCCGGGCATAGCAGGACCAAAGAAATCCTGGTGGTACAAGATGCAGATGTTCAATCCAGAACATCATGCAGGTAATTTGTTGTACCTAGATCTAGATACTGTGGTAGTTCGAGATTTATCTTGGGTGACAAATCATGATACCAGTTACTTCTGGGGCATACGAGATTTTAGGTATTTGCAAAACCCACATCATTCTGTATTCAACAGCAGTTTCATGTGGTGGAATGTGAGTAATTTTTCTCGCATATGGGATCAGTTCTCTCAAGGCGACATCGCACAATTGACCAAAAACAATCAAGGCGATCAGGATTACATCACCAAATCTATCAATGTGAATCAACGTAGATTTTTTGAAGATCGATTGTTCCAAAGTTTTAGATGGCAATGCTTGGATGGCGGATACAATTTCCAACGTCGTCAGCCACGAGCACCCGGCACCGGTGTGAAGATTGCTGCGGATACTGCGGTAGTGGTATTCCACGGTATGCCTAAACCGCATCAGATATCCGACCCTGCTATTGCACAACTATGGTGCTGATTCCGATTGACCATTAATTCTGCTCGTGCTACAATACACACATGATAGCAAGAACTACCTTAGTTGCTGAAAAAAGTCGCAAAACAAGCACAAATTTCGCAACAACAGTTGGTAAAAAATACAACACAAAGAGATTGACCAATAATGGGTATTTTGCTATAATAACAGCTTAGTAAGTAAGTTCAACAGCACATTAGGAGCCAACCAAATGAGTGCAATTCGTATCGTACGCGGCGAGTATCGCGGCAAAACTGTTAAAAACCAGAGCTTTACACTAGTGTCTGGATTCCAGACTGGTGCTAAAGGTGGTTATGTGACTGTGCAAAATGACGGCACCTTCCCCAACTGCCCTGCCACAATCCGCATCCGTGTTGATGCTATCACTGACTACGAGATGGTGAGTGGTGACAGCGTGGAAATGAACACACCCGCTGCCAAGGCATCTAGTTTCGTGGTAGAGACTGAAGAAGAAGCAATGACTCGCATACGCGAGCGTTTTGAGATCCTGACAGAAATGAGCAAGGCATGCATTGGCGGCGACATCCGCGCAATGATCGTGTCGGGCCCTCCGGGTGTGGGCAAGAGCTACGGTGTTGAGCAAGAGATCGAAAAAGCCACCTTGTTCGATCGTCTTGCAGGCAAACGACTGCGAGCAGAAGTTGTGAAAGGTTCTGCAACTCCTATTGGACTGTATCAGACTCTGTACAAATACTCAGACCCAAATTGTGTGTTGGTGTTTGATGACTGTGACTCAATCCTGCTGGACGATCAGTCACTGAACTTGCTGAAAGGCGCCCTGGACTCTGGCAAGAAGCGCAAGATTTCGTGGCTCGGCGAGAGTTCCACTCTGCGTCGCGAAGGCATCCCTGACCAGTTTGACTTCAAAGGCAGTGTGATCTTTATCACCAACTTGAAGTTCGACAAGATGAAATCGCAGAAACTGCGCGATCACTTGGACGCCTTGCAAAGCCGTTGCCATTACTTGGACTTGACCTTGGACACCATGCGTGACAAGATCTTGCGTATCAAGCAGATTGCCAAAGACGGTGTGCTGTTCGCAGACTACGACTTTGAGCCCGAAACTCAAGACAGCATCTTTGAGTTCATGGAAACAAACCAGACTCGCCTGCGTGAGATGAGTCTGCGTATGGCATTGAAGATTGCTGACTTGCGCAAACTGAGTCCCGGTAACTGGAAACGCCTGTCTGAGACTACTTGCATGAAGGCAGCAGATTAACATGGATATCTCAATCCTGTGGATGTTGCTGAATGCATGGTTTGCCAAGATGAGCTTTGAGCAAGAGTCACCTATCTCAGGATGGATCTGTTTGGTTATCAGTGCCTGGTATCTGAGTCGAGTAATGCATCAGATTGTTTAAGTCATGGCTTCACAGCCAATGAAACGTTCGGGATAGGTTGGCTCCGCCCGAACTTTATAACAGGCACTTAGGTGCCTGTTTTTTTTGACTTTTGTTTGCGATAAGTATATACTGAACTATGACCAATGAATATCTTATTATCACATTAGGCAACGATCACAGCACAGAATTAAAGTTTCGTATCAGATCAACGGCGCTTGCTGAATTATGGCTTGATCGAATGCAACACCGACATCCATATCCCTTGGACCACCCAGATAGATTTTATGGATTCGATAACCCGACAAAAGAAAAATCTCGTGCAGAGAGCATGATACAACGATGCATCGATATCATAAACAACCACGAGCATATAATTGACCGTGAGTTTGAATACACCCAAGATTGTCTCAACTACCTGCATAATATATTTGAAAAATATCATGGGTTGTTGGATCAACAAACATCCGACTATTGGATGAGAGCACCGAGTGCCGTAAGAGTAGCATTAGCGGAATTAAATATAGCAGTACATAGATGCGAAGATGCAGTAGATCCAGTCTTTCCACGCATGGTATGCACCTGGTATGGCATACCTAAAACACACAGCTTGTTGGCAGAAACACAACGTGAATACGGAGAGACTGAAATAAAATTTGGTACTGTGTATCTTAACTATTGCGAGATAGGAAAAACAGTGGATGATCTAGCACATGACAATGATGCATACATAAGCAACGACGCATTTCGGCCATTTGGTCATTACAGTGCCGACTTCAATGTGGCATTTTACGACCAAGATCCTACTTTAAGATATCCACAAATACAACACTATATCGAGCAACATAGTGATTTTTTCCTTGCAAAAGGAATCACAAGTGTGTATAATGTACAAGCACAGCCGCTTTATTTTCCTGTAGCGGATTTGGAATATTCAGGACATCGCTCAGATCTAATCCAACAGATAAGT